AAGTAAAGCCTCCAATGATTTCACCACTGGTTTGATAATTGTAATCGACGCCATCAATTGACGTTGGAAATGCACCAATATAGTTAAATTTAATGCGTTTATTATCAAACTCGTCAACACCATATATAGTTAAAATAGTTTGATAATCTGTAAAGTTACTGTCTATTTGTATATCTTTAGCGTTATATCTACCTTCACGTTGATCGTGTAGAAGATTAAGCCACTGATATATTACCCAGTAGTTTTTGAATTGATTATCAACAGCAAATTTTACATTTACAGGTGGGTATGAGTTTTTTGAATTAGATGACACATACAGTGTGTTACCAGCGTATCTATTTTCTATTGCAGGTACTATTATTTCAGGTACAACAGTACCAAAAATGGAAAACTGAACAGAATCAGGAATAATAGTATTATTGCTTATTTTACTATTAAGAGGTGCAGCAAATGTTTTTAAAATAGGTGGTACATCAAAGACAAGTAAGAACTTATCGCTACGTGCCTTGTTTAATAGAGATTGTTGATATTGATCTGACATATTAGTTTAGTTGTGTCCATCCTTCCTGTTGTAACCATTCGATTTCAGCTAATTGATCTGTTTGACCCATACCGAAAACAATAGGTGTCATATACACATTATTTACACCAACTACTTCAAAATCATTATAGATAGATGTAGCTTCTTCGAAGCTAGCAACACCATAATCCATTACTTCTATATTACACGGCTTTCCGTGATCATCTAATTCAATAATTTCAAAATATCTTTCTGTTAGCTCTTTCTCTAGTATATACAATGCATAGATTAGTGACATAACTCTATCATCATGATAACCACCCTTAGCTTTCCATGTACCATTAGGATATCTAACAAAGTCTCTTAACTCTTTTAGTGTATCAATATCCTGAATAGTTACAGAGCGAACTTCATTTATAAAGTATCTCATATTCATAACACCTTTATACTTTGTGTTAGTATGAGCTATCATACCCATTTGAGGTTTTGATCTATTAGCCACTTTAGCTCCATATGATACAATACCCGCATACCCCATATCAAAAGCAAGGCGATCAACTACTTGTGCGCCGCAATTATTACGCTCTATAAGAGCTAATGGAGATCCCCAGTTCTTTAAGATTGTATATACTTTATTAGCAAACTCTAGAGGTGGTATGTGCCTATTATGATATACAGCTACCTGTCTAATATCTTTGATATCTGTTATATCCAGTATTTGCATAACAGATGCATCTATACCAACACCTTCAGATATATCAACACCAGCTACATAAACTCTTGTAGAGTCTGGTTCTTCCCATATTTTGTAGTTACCCTCATCTAAAACTATTTTAGGTTCTGTGCATTTTAAAAGCATTTCCTCAAACAAAACATCATCAATAGAAGATTCACCTGTATTAAGGAAAACGGTTTCGTATTCTTGTAAAAAAGATTCATGCGACCCCATCGATTTTATTTCTCGCTGCTTCCATTCTTCATCACGACCTGGTAAATCATACCAACGTACACGTTCATAAACGAATCCATTTTCTTGTTTTTCCGCTCCATCAAATAACTTATGAAATAGATTACCTGTACCGTTTGGTGTTGATGCTATTAATACTTTTGCGACTGGTGATCTGGATATAGTAGGATAAACAGAGCGCCAGAAATCTTCGAGAATTGATGCAGGTTCAATGAAAGCTAATTCATCAAGTAAAAGGCATGTGATTGTCATACCACGCGCTGCAGAACCTGTAGTTGTTGAAATAGATATTCTTGAACCGTTGTCAAATTCACACGCTGTTGTAGCAAATGATAATACACCTGGTTTTATCCATAAAGGTAATTCTTCGTACGCTAGTTTTATACGTCTAAATACTTCAATTGCGGTAGCTTCTTTATTAGCAACAATAACTATATTTTGATAATCATTAAAGCATGCAACCCATAAGGCATATATAGTTAGTAGCGTAGTTTTACCGCATTGTCTTGATGCAAGTAATATTACTTTGTTATTATCTCTTAGAGTTCTTAATATTTTTCTTTGATACGGGAATAATTTAATAACTTGCTTTTTGCCTTTTTCAGGGTCAATTATATAGAAGAAATTTTCAGCGAAATGTAATAAATTTTGCCTACTTTTAGATATTTCTTTTATCATCCAGGGCTCGAATTCAATCTGAGCATCAGCCACGGGTAAATTAGGATTACCTAGGTAATATTTGGTTTTAGCTTCTTTTTTCGCCATTGTATATAAATATATGTATGTCAAAAGCTAAAAATGACTTTGCAAATATCGGTCAAGTTTATGGTGGTATGTTATCTAACTTGAAAAAGGCACTAGTTTCAGAAGGCAAAATCGGACCTAAAGTCGCTGCTGGAGAAATTGGCGATGTAAAGTTACTCGATGGTGGCCCTCAAGAAAAGAGTGGATTCTCTAAATCTAGAATTGACAAGAGAAACAAAAAACCTAAATCTAAAGAAAATGCCTATAATATAGACAATTTATCTCAAGATGAAGAAAGTGTCAAAGAAACCAAGAAAATAGCCAAGGAGAGTATAAATAAGTTTATGAGAAAAAAATCAATCTTTGATAAGCTCTATGAAAACGTCATGTCAGGTGGACCACTAGGTGGCGGCGCTCCTACAGGTGGTGATTCTATGGGTTCTGAAATGGGTGAAACTGATGAGCTTGATGCTCTCGGAATCGAAGGCGAAGACGAAATGGGAGAAGATGAAGGTGCTGATGTTACCTTTACTCTTGACCGTGAAACTGCACAAAAGCTAATTGATGTACTTCAAGGTGCTCTAGGTGGTGAAGAAGACATGGGAGACGAAGACTTCGACATGGAAGGTGACATGAGCGACGAAGACATGGGTGAAGATGAAGGTTTTGACGATGAAGAAGACGAAGAAGATCTTGGTCACACCAACGTTAATGCTAAGGAGCCTAACATGGGTAAGAACAACAAGGTCGGTAATCTCAAGACTCAATCAGGTGGTGCTTCTTCTAAGTATACTACCAAGCAAGGTGATGACGGTGATTACGGTCACGCTCTTGTTAATGCTAAGCAACCTAACATGGGTAAGAGCAACAAAGTCGGTAACCTAAAGGTTAATAAATCAATGTTTGAGCAATAATACTTAACATTTTTAAAAAATAATTTAAGAACGCCTAGTAGATTACCTACTAGGCGTTTTTTTTGTATAAATAATAGTATGGTTAGTTTTAAGGAATACTTACTAGAGTATAAAACGAAACAGAATGCTATGATTTCTGGTATTGCTGGTATCAAAGACGGTATAAACGGTAAATCGTTTGATCGTGCACATTTACGTAAGCATACTAATACTATAGCTAAAGGTTACAAATCTCGTCACAATATACCAAATGGTGTCATATCTGGAGCTAGCCTAAGTAAGTTACTATCGGATTATAAACTAATATTTGAACCTGGTGTGAAGCATCTCGGAAATTCTAAATCAACTATAGAGATGTATATAGACAGTGAAGGTGTAAAATACGCTAGAGTTAGAAAGGCACCCAATGAGTAATTGTAGCCCATCAAGACAGTCCTGCACTCCTTCGACAGTATTTGCTGCTGTTGCAGCGCCAGGTTGCTCTCAATTTTTCAACCCCGCTAATTTTCAAGCAGAGCAGTTAATTTACGATGCTGCGTTTAGTGATTTAATTAACAGTTACGGGGTACCTATTAATTATTATGTAAATACATTTAATGTATTATCTGCCGATTTATTATATGGTGAACACCCTATTGCACCTTACCTCGGACCTGTAAGTATTATTTCCTATATTGAGTTAATAGAGAACGCTATAAACTTATCACGATTTGGTTTCGCGTCTGATGATGAATTAACCGCATATCTTCATATAGATACATTTACAACTACATTTTCTGCTGTTATTAATTACGCGGAGTTTAATCAGTCTATTGAGCCTAAGTCAGGTGACATTATAGAAGTTACAGCTCTAGGATGCGATAGACCTAATGGTAGAGGTGCTAAGTGGTTCGAAATAACAGAACGAGTAGATCAAGATGTCGCTTCACTTAACCCTCTACTTGGTCACTATGTTTATAGATTAAAGGCTAAGAGATACGAAGGTTCATTTGAACCTGGCTTAGCAGGTGAGCAAGGCAACAATCAAGTATATGATAATAGCTTTAGTGGTATATTGAGTTCTAATATAGAAATACCTAGTATAGAAATCTTAGATCTACAGACTGAATCAGGAGATTATCTTATAACGCAAGATAATGACCCTCTCATACTAACAGGTGTTACAACACCGCAGTTGAGCAGCAATCCTAAGTCGTATACGTTTGATGTTGATCAGTATTCCAAGGATAATGTATTTGACAACAGTGTCAACGATACCAGTATTTACGGAACTTACTATTAATATCAATTATGTTTAATTTATTAGAGTAGTTAATTAAACGAGGAATGGGTATACTGGCATCGGTGGCGTCAGCTATTTCCGCAATAGTAAGGTTCCACGCAGGGTCGTCAGCGGCGCCAATAATGCCGAGAATGGTGAGTTTACGGTGTTGTCTTTCATGTCGGATTAGGTCAGAAGGCTATCGTCTAAAGGACGTAAGCGGCTAGAAAAACGAGGATGAGGGTGAGTTTCATGGTCAAGGCACTGGGTGACACTCTGTGAAATGGAAATACACGGTCACATCTCCTAGTGCCGTGCCGGTGACGAGAAGTTGGTTGTCAGCACCGCTTGCCGATGCGTCGTAGGTCTGAATCCGTTTGACCACGCCCGCCGCGTCCGACCATTCGAGGCTGGTGATGTAGATGTATCCTGCGGCAA